AAGAGTGTATGAAATCCTTTTTTTCAATGCGCCCTTTATATGTCTTGGTGCCCTGTCGCTTCCCACGATTGTGCACATGGTAAGCAATTATTTCCCCATCCCTTTTCATTTCCACACCATTGACATAAATATGGCTCTTGATTCTTGTAGTGCCTGGGGGGTCTGCAATCCTGTCGCCTTCAATATATTGAACTTGACCGCCCTTCACCAAAGCTGTGCCATAGTCACCATCAATCATTTCTCTGGCTTCGCCTACTCTCAAAGCCGTATTGAAGGGCATGCCCCTCACATCAATCAGATTCTTCCTTGCCCGGAAATACTTTTCTGCCTTTTCATTGTAATCATCATCTTCTGTTGTCATCTGAAGGCGGGGGCCACGGCCAATCACATTTTTAATATGGGAACGAATCAGGCCAGTGGCAAAGGAAAAGTTGATGAAGATATCACGGGCTGTGGCAATCATCTTCAGCCTGTCAGCGTCACCAGAGAATTCTTGATCAAGGCTGCCGGTCTGCTGCAGGGGGCGCTTGCGCCGTGTGGAATTCTTGATGGCATCAATGCTGAATTTGGTGGCCAAGTCTATTCCCGTTCTGACAGCAATGGTTTTCTTCAGCTGTGTGATTGCTGCATCAGGGTCCGTGGATGCCAGACGTTCAAGGCGTGCTGCTTGGGTGGGTGTAATGAGTTTCTTTTTGCCGGGCATTACCCAACCCCCTTGCTGAAGTTCGCACGGATCCTGCCACCGTTGCGCCGTGAACGGTTATACTTGGCCTGCAAATATCTTTCCCGCTTATAGAGAATATCCAGTTGGGCCTGGGCTCTGGCAATACGGATATCACCATCCTGGTATGATGCAATATCTGTTTCCGTGTTCTCTATAACAGTCTGCAGATGTTCCAGCTGTTCCAGAGTGGTCTTGAGTGCCATTACATGACTTCCCCTCTATGGTTCATCAGTTCACGGGATTAACCTATCAGGATGTCGGCATGGGGTCAAGGCCTTTTCTTAAATATCATGATGCTTGGGGGGGCGCCTTTTTCTCTGGGGGCGCCGTGGCACATCATCTTCATTACTGCTGGCACTAGCCTGGGCCTGTAGTTCTTTGATCTGGGCCTGCAGCGCTTCTGTCAGTTCCTTCATTTGTTCCATGTTCAGCCGCTGCTTACCAGCAGTCATGATGATTTCCTGGCACACTGCTGCAATTACTTCAGAATCAAGCAAATGGTTGGCTTCATATCCACGCTGCACGGCAAAGATGGTTTGATATCTTCCTGTGGCTGGGTTCTTTTTGGTGATTTCCTTTTCTGATTCCAGGTGTCTGAAATACATTTTCCCTTCTTTACTATCCTTCATGTGTGCCGGCCAGTGCCACCTGGGGGGCTCACCATTCACACGGGCAATCAGCCAGCGTTTCCAGTAGGATGTTGATGGGGTGTAAAGCAGGGGGCCCTTGGCCACAGGCTTGCCATCAGGCATCTTGTCAATTCTCACCGGCTTGGGGATGGGGATATCCTTGCCATCTGCTGCCCTAGTTAGATTGGATCTTCTGCCCTTGGTGCAAACCAAACGTGCCACAGCTCTGGCAATCATATACACTTCTGCAGTTCTGACACCCCACCCTGAATCAATCCCCCCCAGCAGCACGGGGCGCCCATAATCCCTGTTCATGATTTCATCCACCACCTTGATGAAGGCTTCCACATCATCAGTTTCCACTGGGATGCAGCCAAAGCTGATCAAGCCAGACCATTCATCTAGGCCCCAGCCCCTGATGACATACCATACTTCATGGGCCTGCACATCAATGCCGGCAGTCAAGAAGATGGCTTCAGGTGGGCAGGTGTTCAGCAGATACCCGTTTGCTGTGCCTTCCTCATCACTGGTCAATAGTCTAGTGGTGTTGATGGTGGTGGTGCCCTGGGCCACTGGATCCCAGGGGATGGCTGCCCAGGAATTGTAAAAGTTTTTCAGCTTGTCTGGATATTTCTTTGTTCTCAAAAACGTGGCTGCCGTTTCTCCCAGGTTGATCCATGGCAGGCCAAAACAATTCAGGTGGAACCCGCCCACACCAAGGGAATCTTTTGTGGCTTTCCACTCTGCTTCCCGTAAAGCCTTTTTGATTTCAGCATCATACATCTTGCCAATGCACTCTGGGTTCTCACATGAAAGCCATGCACGGTCTGGCAGTTCTGAAATAGCACAATCTTTGGGCCAGCGTAATCTGTAGTAATCATCTGCCCTGGTACCACGGGGGGGCAACACCACACTAGAAAAATATTCGTATTCTTCCTTCAGACCCATGATGGGTTTCTGTTGGTGGCCACAGTGGGGGCAAGTTACCATGAAATGCCTTTGGTCACTGTAATCCCACCGCACCCAGATATTGCCTTCCAGAATGGTGGGGGTGGATGTAAGAACGGCTTTGGCCCCAGCCTTGGCTTTGATTCTTTCCAGGGCCAGTTCAAGGGCATCAGCTTCACGGCTGGTGGCCGCTGGGTACTTGTCCACTTCATCACCAAACACATATCTGATGGGGCGCTGGGCAAGATTGGCTGGTGAATTAGAACCACAGAGGAAAACGCTTGATCTGGCAAAATGCATTTCCAGCAGTTTGTATTTGTCTGAATCTTCAGGCTTCAGTTCAGCCACGGCTTCACAATTATTAAACACGGGCTGCAGCCGTGATTCACTGAAACTTCTTGCATTGGGTTCTGTGGGCTGGATTAGCAATGCTGCCCCAGGTTCCTGAGCCACAGTGTAGGCCAATGGCACTACAATCACGTTGATGGTTTTACCGGCCTGGGCACAAGTGACAAAAACAATTTCCTTGATACGCCGATCAGTGAAGGCTTCCATTGGCCCACGGCAATAGGGGGCCACACTTGTTCTGTAGCTGCCTGGGTAGTCAGATTCACGCTCTGAAAGAACTATATTCTTTTCAGCCCATTCAGGAATCAGCAGCCGTTCAGGCGGCTGGTAATTGTTCAGGCGTGATGTCCTGTACCTTTTCGCCGCTTGTGATGTGTCGCAGGCAGTCATCAATTTCACCTTGCAGGATTACTTCAGTTTCTATGATTCTGTCCGATCTGGATAGTTTGGGGTCAATGTCTGCCAACATGGGGGCCAGCTTCCTGGGCAGCGTTAAAAATTGCGTCTTAACAGCCAAGTCAATCCTGGCCTGTTCATCCAAAATGGTTTCCAGGGGCAGCGCTTCACCACGTGATTCCAGAATCTTGGGCAAATCTTTTTCGCTTCTGCGTAGTGCTTGATGGGCTTCTAGGTAAATCTTTTCCTTGGCCCTGATGGTTCTGGCACCTTCATGGTTCAGCAGCGCCCTGCCCCAATCATTGTAGGCCAGCTTTTCCATGTTTCTCAATCTGGCAATGGCGCCCACAATCCCAGGCTTGGCTGCATCTTCTTCTGTGTCTGGTGGTGCCACAGAAGGGGGGGGCACCTGTCCACCCGCTTCTGTAGTTCCACCGGCGCCGGTTTGGATATCATGGGAAGCCAGCCATTCTTCAACCTTGGCCAGATCAAACCACAGCTGGGGGCTTCCTTTTTTTCCTTTTTGCTTGCGCCTCACACACGGGCAGCCATCCTTCACCCACCGGCGCACAGTGCGCTTGCCCACCTGTAGATGCTGGCACAGATCATCTATCAGCTTCGTTTTGGTTTTACGTGAAGCCGGCTTCTTGGCAGCCACATTAGGCTTGGTGGCTGCCTTCTTCTTTGTTGTTTTCTTCTTGGCCATAGGTTGATCTTTAATAGTAAATGTAGTATATCACCCTGTTCCCATCACCATGAATCTTCACTTCATCCTGTGCCATTGCCGGCAGAGCCATCAGCACCATCATCAATATCAGCACTACTATCATCACCGTCTACAGCCTTCTCCATCTTGTCATCATCCCTACCCTTCCTTTCTTGGTTTACCTTCTCTCTACTGAAGAGCGCTTGTAGCCGGCTATGCGCCCTGGGGTTATCCCCTGAAGCCAGCTTGGTCAAATCACACTTGCTCATGCTGCTGATCTTATCCCTGCTCATTACAGCCTACCCCATAATAGGCGCCACGCAAATCTGGCCCGTAAAGCAAACCGCTGCTTATTAAGCCCAGCAACCCAGGCAGCCCCCTGTGCTGCACTTGCTTTCCGTGCCACCCGCCTGATTGTTTTGCTCCGCTTCCCACTCACCGCTTCACCTTCAGCGCCACGGCCACGCAATCCAGAATATCAACAGCAGAAAAGTTATCATCTTGCGACACTACGCCGCCCCGCATATCACTGATCAATTGGCCGGCTTCTTTGTGTGCTTCCTTGTAGCCATGCAAATCCTTTTCAGCTTTCACCATGCGCTCATGAATGCACCTGGGGCAAACCCAAGTGATGCCACCCACGTGCACAAGATCCATGCCGCAATCCGTGCAGCGCTTCCTTCTGCTGGCAATCTTTTCTTCCACCTGGGCCAGTGTCAATTCAGTGCCTTCCAATTCATTGGGGGGATTGCTGATACCATGGAAAAACTTTTCCCCTTGCAGCATCTTTGCTTTCATCGTTTCCAATGTCATCCCCACCCGAACTGGGCCACTGGTACATGCCACCACACCACCACCTTGACCAGTGA